GCCGTAGCCCATGTTTTGCCATGTGGGTTTCCGTGAGTCGATGTGACGCGCGCCAGGACGAATGCGCCCTCGCCGTCTGTGAAGCCGGCCAGCCAGTGGCCGAATGAAGGATCAATAGACGTGAGCACATTTCAGTATTCGCCAAGAAATGCGCGACTCAGGTTGAGCCGCAGTTTCGTGTGGGCCAAGGGCATTGGCTGAGTCGCTCAGCTTGCTCGAGCGGCTCGAGCAGCGCGCCGCGCCGGCTGGACCGGCGGTGCCGCACCATGCGCTCAACTACAACTATCCGCTCGCGTGGTACCGCCGACCCGACGGCGACATCGTCCAGCTGCAGAGCGACCCCAACAACCGCGCCATGTACGAGGACCTGGGCTTCGTCATCCTGCGCCCCGACGAGGTGCGCGAGTGGGAGCAGGAGGTACGCCCCGAGGTCATCGCCCAGCAAAAACGTAAGGCGCAGCTGATCACCGGCATCCGCTCGTTGATCGCGCGCCACCCGCAGATCCAGCTGCTCGACGACGACAACTTCGCGCTGCGCGACCTGGACGTTGACGAGCTCGAGCAGGAGTTCAACCAGTTGTGCGAGCAGGCCGGCTACAAGCCGCGGCTGCCGCGCATCCCGCCCGAGAAGGCGGCACCGAAAGAGGCGCTGCTGGCCGGCGTCGAGACGTCGGCGAGCCACACCCAGGAGGAGCTCGCGGCCAAGCTGCAGCGCGGCGAGGGCTACGACCCGATCGACCAGGCAAGGAGACGACGATGAGCGAGTTTCTCGACGCGGCCCAGGCGAGCCCCTACCGCGCGCCGGTGGCCACCCCACCGGGTGACCTGTACTTCACCTTCAGCAAGCCGGACGGCGACACGTTCCTGGCCGCCGCGGCGCAGGCCGAGGGCTACCTGCGGCTGGGCTACACCGTGACCGGTGAGCAGACACTGAGCGATTCCGACGCCTTCCGCGATGCGGTCAGCCCGGGCTCGCTGCTGCCGCCCGCCTCCGGCGTCGAGGGCACTGAGGCCACCGCCACGCCCGGCGCCATGCCGCAAGGAGCACCCAAGGCGTGAGCTTCTCGACGGGTCCCGGCCACGCCGGTGGCCTGTGGACGCACACGCCGGTGGACTGGGCGGGCAACGAGGGCGCCACCAAACCGGCCAGTTGGCCGGCCGACGCGATCAACGGCACGCCCGGTGTGGGCGGTGGTCAGCGGCCGCAGGGTGGCGTCCAGCAGACGATCACCGGTCAGGCGGCCACCGCCGCGGGGCTGGTGACCTGGACCACGCCCCTGCCAGCCGACTCGCTGGTGTCCTACGGGCCGACGACCGGCTATGGCAACACGGCGTACAGCGCCGTGCAGACCACCGCGCACAGTGTGCAGCTGAGCGGCCTGGCGGCGACGACGACGTACCACTACCGCGTCAGTTCGGCGGGCGCTGGCTACACCGGTCAGAGCGCCGACGGGACGTTCACCACCACATGAGCAGCCACCGTCCTGGGTGCGTCTTCGGCCCAGGCTTCTACCGTGTCGTCCTCAGCGACGGTGGCCGCCGTTTCTGTCAGACCGAGCAGCAGGTCGAGGCGGTGCGCCGCCTGCTGCCACCGGGCAGCATGGTCCGCGTCCAGCGCGACGCCTGCCTCGACCCGCTCGAGCCTGACGAGAGCGCGCGCGGCGTCGTCGACGGCGAGGCCTTCCTGGCCATGCCGCGCGAGCGGGCCATGATCGAGCTCGGCATCGACAGTGAGGCCGACTACGAGCGCGCATACCGCGCTATCGAGGCCGCGGTGCTGGCCGCGGACCGGGCTGCCGCGGACGGGCGCGATCGCGCCAGCGTGGTCATCAAGAAGCGCCGCACGCCGGTGCAGGACCTGGTCTGATGCAGACCGACACGCGCACGCTGTTCACTGAGCACCGCACCGGTGGCACCTGGACGCACGCCGGACGCCTCACGGTGCGTTTCCAACTGCCGGACGGCTCCGTGCAGGTCGCGACACTGCCCGACGATCTCGTGGCGCTCAGAGGCCTCCAGGCGCGCGTCGAGGCGCTGGAAGCAGCGCAACCGCCAGCGACATGACCGAGACACCCACGCTCAACCCGCGCCAGAACACCCAGTCGCCACCATTACTGCCTGTAGGAGGTACCTCTGCGCCGCCCCTGATCCCGCCAGGGACGGTGCCACCGCCTGCGCCGCCGTTCGATCCGAACTACCCGCCGGCCTGGCAGGGTCCGCCCGGTCCACCAGGGCAGACCGGGCCGCCAGGTCCCGCGGGGCCCCAGGGGATGCCTGGTCCTCCAGGTGCCGACGGGGCGGTGGGCCCGCCGGGTGAGGCGGGCGATCCCGGTCCGGGCCTGGTGTGGCGCGGCGCCTGGGACTCGGCCAGCAGCTACGCGCCCAACGACGCGGTCTACTACCTCGGCTCGTCCTACGTCACCACGGTGGATATCCCCGCCGGCGGGCAATCGCCTGTTGTTGACCCGACCTGGGGCCTCATGGCGCGCCAGGGGCTGCCCGGCCCGACGGGCCCGGCCGGCGCCGACGGTGCCGACGGTGCCGACGGCGTGCCTGGACCGCCTGGTGCGCAGGGCCCGCCCGGCCAGCCGGGCCAGGGCGTCATCGCTGGTGGCACCACCGGCCAGCTGCTGACCAAGACCAGCGCCACCGACTACGCCACCGCCTGGCAGGACCCCGCCGTCACGCTGGCCGCGTTCAACGCGCTGATGGCGCGCGTGGCCACGCTCGAGAGCCAGATTGCGGCCATGCCCAACTCACTCGAAGATCTCACCTACGCTGGCTAGCCATGCCGACCCTGCAGCAGTACCGCTCCACCTTCAGCGTCGAGGCCGGCCCGTACATCGGGCCCGAGAGCTACGTGGTGCGCGCCACCAGCAACTCGAGTACCACCCAGCTGTTCTGCAGCGCCTACCCGATCAAGAGCGGCATCCCGCAGACCGACCAGCTGATCGACCGTCCGCTGTACCGCCCCAACGCGGTCGAGCCCGGCGACCAGCACCGCTACGTGCAGGCGTACGACCCGGCCCAGGGGCTGATCACACCCGACCTGGAGTGGACCAACTCGCCGCTGGCCGACCCGGGCGTGGGCACGCGCTACGTGGACCTGGAGGCGTTCACCTACGCGGGCCTGGAGCAGCTGACGTACGAGGAGATGGAGAACACCGGCCTGGCCGGCTTCGGCGAGCGGTTCGAGGTGCTGGGCCCGTTCGACGTGCCGACGACGCACCGCCTGATCAACGACGGCCTGAAGCAGTGCTGGCTGGTGGTCGAGGTGCAGTGCCTGCCGACGCCGATGAAGGCGCGCCACAACCTGTCGATCGTGTGTCCCTGGCTGCAGGACCCCAACGACATTCTGCAGGTGGGACTGATCAAGGAGTACCAGGACCGCGACCTGACCGACCCGTTCGAAAACATCGTGCGCGGCATGGTCGAGCGCGACGGTGGCGACTTCTACCTGAACACCGGCACGACCACCTTCGTCGACGGCGACGTGCTCTGGCTGCGCGTGCTCAAGCGCGCGTACGACCACTGCCGCGCCTCCGGTGGCATCTTCGGCGAGCAGAGTGGCCTGGCGCTCGAGACGGACGAGGCGCCGTGTGAGCGCGACTGGGTGGCCGCCTCAGCGCTGGTGGTCGCCTGGCGCCGTTTCGCCCATCTGCTCGAGGTCGCCGCCAACCAGCGCCTGATCCGCGACCAGGCCGCCGCCGCGGCGTGGTTCACCGACCGCACCCGCGAGCACTTCACCGCGCCGCTACCCGGCAGGACGCTGCGGCGTCGGCGCCACTTCGGGCCACCGCGCCAGCTGGCAGGACAATACCTGGGATGACCATGCAAGACACAGACGAGCGCCTGGGGCGCATCTGCTACGAGGCGTACTGCGAGCAGGCGGGCGGGCGCAGCCTGGTGAGCGGCGACGACCTGCCAGCCTGGGAGATGGTCCGCGACGAGATCAAGACGTGCTGGATCGCTGCGGCGCAGACGGTGGCCATGGACGTGAGGGCGAGGCCTGAGTGAGCGACCTGGTGATCTACGCGACGACTCCGCGCGGCGAGACGGTGGAGATCCGAGACGCGCCGCCTGAGATCCTGGTGGCCGACGAGTTCCTGGCCGAAATCGGGTGCCACCCGTCGTTCAGCTTCGGCGACGGCATCCTGACGGTGCACGCCGTGAGCGGCGACGTTACCTACGGCCCGCACCACCACGACCCGTATCGCAGGATCTGGCATGCCACCAGGAGCGGTGCGTGAGCCTGTACGCCAAGCGCGAGCCGTGGCCGTTCAATTTGAAGATCTCGGGCACCGGCTTCCTGCTCGGCAGTCCCGGTCCGGGCAAGCCGGCGATGCTTTCGGCCAAGGCTGAGGACATCAGCAAGGTCGATCCGCCCGACTTCAACTACGCCAACCTGCCACCGGTGGCCGATCGTGAAGAGCCGTACGAGAGCCTGACGATGGGCCTGGGCATGCGCCAGCAGCACAAGTGGACGGACTACCGCTACGCCGAGGCCATGGGCCTGGACCTGAGCGTGTGGCCGTGGTGCAAGGGCCCGGAGTGCCTGGTGGCCGGTGGCACCACCGGCAACGGCGAGGTGTCGGACTTCTTCGAGCTCAACGGCGTGCTGTTCGCGGCGGCGGGCTCGAAAATCATGCGCTACGACCCGCCCAGCAACAGCTGGTCCAGCACCGCCGACTTCGGCCACACCATCGTCGCCGCGGTGGTCTTCGCGTCCAACTTCGACGGCGTGGAGCGCGTGTGGGTCGGCTTCGGTGCCGGCTTCAACGCGGCCTGGAGCACCGACGGCGCGACGTTCACCAGCATGACCACCTTCGAGGCGCTGGCGTTCATCCGCATCGCGCGCGAGTGGTGGTGGGCCGACAACGTCAACACGCTGAGAAAATGCGACACCAGCGCCGACCCGACCAACGAGGCGAACTACACCGCGCTGATCTTCAAGGTGGGCGACATGACCTCGCCGATCACCAGCCTGCTGGCCACCGCGGGCGGGGTGCTGGTGATCTGCAAGACCGACGGCATGTACACGCTGGACCCGGCCGGCGACGACCACCCGCTGTTCCCGTTTCTCCAATACGCGCCCAACGCCCGCAACGGAAAGTGCCGCGGCGAGTTCCTGAACGACCTGTACGTCGGCTACGGCACCAACCTGTCGCGCGTGGGGCCCGACCTGGGCCTCGAGGAGATCGGACCCGAGACGCTGCCCGACCAGGACACCGTCGTGCATGGCCAGATCACCAGCTTCGTCGGCGTCGGCGCGCTGTTCGGCTACGCCGGTATCTGGAACCCGGACACCTCGACCAGCTACCTGCTCAAGTTCGGCGCGTTCATCATCCAGGGCACCTTCAGCACGTATCAGACGCTGGCCAACGTGCTGCCCGCGCCGCAGCGCATCGACGCCTGGAACGGCAGCCTGAACCGCGGCTGGGTCGGCAAGTACCCGACCAGGATGTGGACCACGGCGATCGGCGCGCCCGGTGGCCACACCTTCACCATGATCGGCTTTTCCGACGGCAGCTTCGAGCGGCTGGTGAACCCCTGCACCTTCAACCCGCTGGCGTGCTCGACGTACCGCTTCCTGGTCGGCGACGACTGGGTGCGCCTGCCCAACTGGACGGGCACCTACCCGGCCACGCGCAAGACGCTGCGCAGCTTCAGCGTGACCGGGCCCAAAGTGGACGCCACCGACTACGTCACGCTCGACTACAAAACCGACCCACACCAGGCAAGCTGGACCGACTTCGGCTATAGCTTCGAGCACGGCGTGTTCGATCGCCAGCCCTTCCCGGTGGGCACGGTGACGATCCTGGCCCAGTTCCGGGTGCACCTGCACAACACGGTCAACACGAGCTCGCCCGAGATCTCGAGCGTTTCGATCGGCCACGCGCTGCGCCCCTCGCGCATCATGACCTTTGAGGGCGACATCCTGTGCGCCGACGGGCTGGTGCGGCGCGACGGGGTACCGATCCGGATGGGCAGGACGATGATCCGCCAGCTGGTGGAGGCCGCGGTCGATAACCCCGGCGCGGTGGCGGTGGTGCTGCCCGACGAGATCAACACCGAGCTCAGCTTCGTCGACTACAGCGTGTCGCAGGCGTTCGACGAGGTTGGCCGCCAATGGCGCGGCAGCCTGCATATCAAAGCGGTGCAGTGGACGGCCGTCGAGCCGCCACCTAGCTAGGAGGTCCCATGGCACGCGGCACATCCGTCAACTACACCGGCGCACTGCAATTCACGTACGCCACCACCGGGCCCGACCTGTTCAAGATGACCGACGTCCAGCAGCTGGCTCAGGCGGTGGAGCTCCACACGCACGACGCCGTGGGCAAGGGCCTGGGCGTGGCCGGCACGGCGATCAAAACCGCCATCGACATGCCGGACTGGTTCCGCTCGACGGGGCACACCTCCGCATTTCCCGCCGCGGGCCAGGGGCTCGAGATGTACTACGACACTGGCACGTCCCAGGGCGTGCTCCAGAGCTACAACCGCGGCGGCGCGGTGTATTCGCAACTCGCCGTTTCAGGCTCGAACATCAACATCAGCGCCGCCGCGAATAGCGGGGCGACGAGCCTTACCGCCTACATGAACCTGTCGTACGCGGGGGCTCCAGCGGCGCCGGCCATTACGACCTACGCCACGATCTGGCCAAGTGCCAATCCTGGTCTCAAGTTCGCCGCGGGCGGCACGATCAGTGATTACCCGGGCGGCTACGTCAACATCAACGCACTGACCGTCACGCCGGGCACTACGGCAACGAACACGCTCACCGTCAATGGTCCGTTGACCGTTGCTGCTGCGAACACCGCGGTATTCAGCGGCGCGGTGACGTGCCAGAGCACGCTCTCAGTGACCGGCGGCAGCTTCCTGACTGGCAGTGTGTCGATGGGGGCCGCGGCGGCGATCGTGTGGCCGAGCGGCGGGCAGTTCAGCGACGGTGGCGGCGGATATGTCGCGGCGAACAAACTGACCGTCACCACCCTGGCCGTAGCCACGCTGGCCGTCAATACCAACGTCACCACGCCGCTCATCATGAGTGGCTACGGCATCTTGTGCCAGGGCACCGCGCCGGTCGGCACCGGCGTCGGGTTCGGCGGTCAGGTGGGCCAGGGCAACGGCGCCGTTGCGACGCTGCCTCCGTCCAAGGGTTCGGGTTTCGGGCCAACGGGCGCCGGCGGCATCGGATGGGTGCAGTTCAACATCAACGGTTCGACGTGCTACTTCCCGTACTGGACCTAAGGAGGCCCCGATGGCAGCAGGACTACCCGTAGACAAGTTCCAGATCGACAACCAGGTGGGCACCCTGGCGCGTACGCTCGAGGCCTTCGCCAATCAGGCGTTGCAGCTCAAGCAGTACATGGACGCTACGCCCGACGCCGATCTCGAGGAGTTTGGCTACACCGCGGATGATGTGGCGCTGATCAAAAGCGGCGTGGGCGACATGGCTACCGTTGCCGGTGTCTACAAGGGCACCACCGACCACACGCCCGCCAGCGACCTGGGCACGTTCTCACGTCGCCTCATGGGTCTGTACCTGGGCGGCTGATGCCACGCATCGAGTCGCAGACGCAGCTCCGCGTGCTCGAGCTGCGCTTCGCCGCGGTGCAGGGCGCGCTCCAGCTCGCGCAGCTCGTCCAAAACGACGCGCAGGACCTGGTCAAGAGCTACCTCGAGGCGGTCGCCTTCGCCGCGGGCATCGACCTGGGCCAGGGCGACCGCGTCACCGTCGACTGGTCCAGTGGCGAGGTCGAGGTCGAAGCGCCCGTGGTGCCGCAGTTCGGCGAGCTCGTTGCCAATGGGGTGGCGCATGACTGACGAGGACACCACCGCACAGATCACCCAACTGCAGCAGCAACAGGCACTCACCGTCCAGGCGCTCGTCGCCGCGCTCGCTGGCAACTGGACCGGTGCCGGCTCGGTGGAGGCGTATCTGTACGCCATCGACCCTGGCCTCCAGGGCATGCTCACCAGCGATCCGCCGGTGACGCAGAGCGAGCAGCCGTGACCACAGCGGCGGACATCACCCAGCTCCAGGCGCAGCAGGCGCTCACCGTCAAGACGCTGGTATCCATGCTGCAGGGGCAGTGGGGCGGTGCCCCGCCGAGTGTCGAGGCGTTCTTGCTGGCGATCAACCCTACACTCGCGCCGCTGACGGTTGCCGACTACCTGCTGACCTCAGAGGTCGGCGAGCTCATCGGCCCCGACTGGTGGCGGAACTACGATCCCAACACCTACATGCCGCGCCAGGCCGCGTCCTGGACCTGCTCGGCCTGCAGCCTGGCCTGGGTTGAACGGGCCACCCAGGTCAACCCAGGCGCCACAGAGCAGAGCGCGGTCAACGAAATTGGCACGCCCAACAACATCAACAGCACCTACGGGTTGATGGACGGCTCGGGCGCGCAGCTCCAGCGCGTGCTACGCGATTACGGCATTCCCTCGAAGCAGGGCTGGCTCAACTTCGACCAGGCGTACGCGATCTACCAGACCACGGCCGGCATGTGCTCGGGCGGCGCCTGGTACCACTGGGTCGGCGTCCGCGGCGTGGATGGTCCGAACCTGGCCGTGGCCAACAGCGCCGAAGGCTACTGCGGGGTGTACTCCACGCTCACCCGCGAGCAGTTCAACTCCCTTGGCCCGTTCTCGTGCGTCTGGCTCGACAACACGTGATGTGTGGATTACCCGACCAGCACGCTGCTGCTCTACCTGGCCGATTGGCTAGGCAATCACGGGCTGCCCACCATCGCAGGGTTCATCGGCGGCATAGCAGGGGCTGAGGTTCGTGCTCGATGGATCAGCCGCCGCAACTCGACCCGGACCACGCGGTCATCCTCGAATGGCGAGGACTCAAGGTCACCCTGACTCTGGCGCGGCTGGTTGCAGGGTTCTGGCTGACCCTATTTATCGGCGGCGGGTGTTTCGCCATCCTGCTGGGCAGTGACAAGCCGGTTGAAGAGCAGGCGGCGATCGCCATCCTGTCGTCGGTGACCACGGCATGGATCACCGCGCTGACGCGCCGATGAGCGACCAGCACCTGGAGCTGGCGAAGCTGGTCGTCACCGCGGTCATGGCGATCGTGCTGATCGTCGCGATGACGTGGATCGTGGTCAGCCCGAACACGGATGAGGCGGCGATCAAGGGCGCGCTGGTCATCGTCGGCAGCGCCGTAGGTTTTATCTTCGGGAGGGAAACACGCTGATGCAGAATCGTCCGGGCCTACCCGCCTACCCGATCGCGCGCTCGTGGCTTGGTGCAATCATCAGCCTGATCGTGCTCGTCCTGGACGTCGTGTTCCTCGCGACCGGCCAAATGGAGCTCAAGACCGGCCTGCTCATCGGCGGCCTGGCGCTCGCACTGCTGCTCTAACCACCATTAGGCCACTTGTCGTCCAAAAACAGGACGTCACAAATGACCGGACACCTTGCCGGAGCCGACGCCCCCAACATAGCCTCCCGGCTTGCGTGTGACCCACAACATCTTGTGGGTGAGCGGTAACGCAAAACCCCCGCAGCGACAGTGCTAACCGAACGCTCACGGGGGCTGACGGACCGGATTTGAACGGGTCGTCCGTCAGCCTAGCACTGGCGCCTTCATCGCCTCAAGAGGTGGCAGGACAGTGCCCGCGATGGAACGCCCGTTTCAAAATGCGCACGGCTCCTGGTCGCGCGTGTCGGAAGCGACGACCTGGTGCTCGATGGCGCGCTCCTCGCGCAGGGTGACGAGCTCCTCGAGCAGTGACGCGAGCAACGGCTCGAGCTGAATCCACTGGGACGAGTCGCTGAGCATCTGCTGCCGCCCGACGAGGATGCCCGCGGCGAAGGCGCGGGCTGGATCCTCAGCTTCGCGTGGGTGGAAATGGCGCCACTTGAACCAGGCGCCGCTGTCTTCGGACACGGGGGCTCTCAGCGTCTCAGTGTGTCTCAGGCTGATTGACCCAGGTCAGCCACTTGTCGGCAAGCACCAGGACGTGCTCCGAGCGCACCTCTTCGCGGCACTGGCTCATCAGCCCCAGGAAGTTGGCGGCCGCCTTCAAAACTGCCAGCCTGGTGATAGTCTCGTTGCGCTCGGCGCGACTCAAAACTGTGGGAGTTTCGCGACTCAGAACTGTCGGAACCGCTGAGTCGAGGACTTCGAGCGAGCACAGATAGCCGCGGGCGTCGACCTCGGCGCGAACGCGGGCTCCGGAGGCGGGCAGCTCGAGCGGGCGGTACTTGCTCAGGTTCAGCCAGTCGCCGTTGATCTTGACGCCAGTCTTGTTCTGCGCCTCGATCGTCCCCTCGACCGTGACGTGCGCGGCGTTGACGATCGTCATCAGTCCTCGCGCTCGATCTGGCTGGCAGCAATCACGCCGCGCTGGGGCCGGCCGAGGATACGGCTCAGGTTTGATCCAGCCTTCGGGGCGTCGTCGAAGCGCGAGAAGATGTCGTCGTACTTCGCCGCGGCCGCGGCCTGGCGCTGCTCGGCGACCAGGTCGCAGTGGAGCTGGACCGCGATTTGGTGCTTGCAGGTGCGGCGCTGACCGTCGTAGCAGGTGCAGCTGGTGCGGGTGACGAAGTAGACCTCGTCGCTGTTGCGGCTCGAGCGGATGCCGTAGGCCTTGCGGCCGTCGCGGGTGCGGCACTTGAGCCACTGGCCGGCATCGGTGGCGATCGCGACCGCCTTGGCGCCGCGCGGGTCTGTTTCTGAGATCATAACCATGGCTGTAGTATAGTCAGAACATGGCTAACGACACAAGCATTTATCATCGGGGAACCATGGTTCAGCTAGAACCTATCTATACTCGCTCTATGCCCTTTGACCGGGCGCGTCTTCAGCAACTGCGTGAGCAGAGCGTCCTAACCCAGGCCGAGCTCGCCTCTCTGGCTGGCATCTCCGAGTTGAGCGTTCACAAGATCGAAACAGGCCAGCAGGAACCTCGGCCAGCAACCATTCGCAAGCTCGCAAGAGCTCTGAAAATCAAGCCTGCGGACTTGATCGTGGTGGATGCGTGACTACCGCCGCGAGCCGGCGCACCCGCCGCGCCACACCTCGCGAACTCATCGCGATGGGTGTTCTCACACGTGTCGCGTTCTACGTTCGCGTCTCCAGCGAAGAGCAGACCGAGCGTGCGACGGCCCGCAACCAGATCGACTTTCTCCAAAAGAAGTACCAGGCGAACTTCGACCCGGATTCGCTCGAGCCCATGCAGTTCGTCGGTCAGTTCGTCGATGACGGCTACAGCGGCGCTCTCGCGATCGAGGACCGCCCTGAGGGAAAACGCCTGCTCGACCTGGTCCGCGCCCGCGGTGTCGACGTCGTCATCTCCTATCGGCTGGATCGCCTCGGCCGCCGTCTCGGCGTGCTCCTCGACATCCACGAGGAGTTCGAGCGGTACAACGTCGCGATCCTGAGCGCGACCGAGCCCTTCGACACTCGCACGCCCATCGGCCAGTTCGTCTTCCAACTGCTCGGCTCCATCGCCGAGCTCGAGCGCGAGACAATCATCGAGCGCTTCACGCTCGGCCGCGACCGCAGCGCCCGCGAGGGCAAGTTCATCAATGGCCCGGTGCCGATCGGCTACGACCTCGGCGACGACAACCGTCTGGTGCCGTCGGAGCGGCGCGTGGAGGAGCTCGGCTGTACCGAAGCCGACATGGTGCGCCAGATCTTCAAGCGCGCCGCGGCCGGTGAAAGTGCCGCGGCGCTGACCGTCTGGCTGAGGGCGAACGGTGTGCCGTCGACGCAGCGTTACATCCGTCGCGACGGTGCCGAGCGCGAGCGGACCGTCGAACAATGGAACGCTGCACGCATGCAGAAGCTGATTCACTCACCCACCTACTACGGCGAGCGTGAGCTGAATTACTCTGGCGCGGTCCTGCGCCAGGAGGTGCCTGCGTTGGTCAGCCGTGAGCTGTGGGATAAGGCGAACGCAATGGTCAGCGGTCGCATCAGCAAGTTCAACGCCGGCCAGAACGACGGATACGTCTACCTCCTGTCGGGCAAGCTGCTGTGCGCGGAGTGTGGGCACCGGATGCTGGGCAACTATCGTGTCGCCAATCAGCGCTGGGATCCGAAGGCGCGCCTCTATTACGTGTGCGCCTCGGCCAAAGCGCCGCGCGGTCGCCGCGGCCTCGACCCCTGCCAGGCCAGGCGCAACCACGACGGCTACGCGCTTGAGGCCTTCGTTCTGGACGCCATCGACGACTTCGTCGCTCACCCGGACTCGGCTCTCGAGGTCCTGCGCGAGCAAGCCCGCGAGCGTCACGGGACGAGTGTCGCCAATGACGACCGCACCAAAGCCCTCCGCGCCCGCCTTGCCGACTACGAACAGGCCAGGGCGAAGTTGCTGACCTACGTCCGCCGCAACCAGATCTCCGAAGAGGAGTTTTTCCGCGAGACCAAAGCGGCGGGCGAAGAAGCCGGCGCGGTGCGCCACGAACTGGAGATGCTCGAGGCCGAAGATGCGCTCGCGGGCGTCATCGAGACGCGCCTGGTGGAGTCGGTTGGCCGGCTGCATGACCTCCGTGAGCGCTGGCCTGCGGCGCGCGAGGCCGAGGATCGCGTCGCGCTGCGCGCCATGGTCCAGGACACGCTGCGCGAGATGTACCTGTCAGCAGACGGCGCGGTGCGCATGGTGTTTGTGTTCTCGGCGCCCGTGTCACGCGAAAACAACCAACAGCACTATCGGCATATTTGGCGTGACGAGTCAGGGCTGGGGGCCGCGGTCACCGTTCCGACGGTCAGCCTCGAGCTCCACCGGTCCCTGCCGGTCGCGCGACCGGCTTAGCCGCAGGAAGTTTTCGATCGCTCGGGCGGCCGCGGCGTCATCACCCAGATAGGTGATGCTTTCGACGCGCAGACGATAGCCGTCGTCACGGCGGCGCTTCGGTCTCGGCTGGCGAGCTGGATCCGCCACAGCATCAGTGTGCGGCCTAGGGCGTGCGCTGGATGCACGCTAATTGACGATTTGATTTAGGTACCGAGTCGATCAACCAGGAGCGTGAAACCGTCGAGCCAGGCCGTTACGGTCCGCTCAACACAGTCGTCATGCTCCGGTCGGTTGAGGCTGTGAATGCGTCGTTCGAAGCGACGTGTCCACTCGTGTTTCTTCGCGGTCCAATCGTCGTCAGTAGGCTCGACGTCCGCCGCGACGAAATGGCCGGCCAGCTGGAGAACAAACTCTCGCTCGACGCCGAAGGCCTGAGCGATGCAGTCGCAGTTGCGAGCCAACGGCACGACCTTGCCATTCTTCCAGCGGCTGACCATTGACTGGTCGACGCCGCATTCCTCAGCGAGGCGTCTGTTGGTCCACCCAGGCGCCGCCAGCTCGTCGCGCAGCCAGTCAGCAAGCGCGCTAGGCGCGCCTGGTCGTGCCATGCCGGTGGTGCATTGGTGTCATGCAGCGGTGCCATTTTATTCTCTGTGTGCACTAGAACAGGTGCTCTAAGTGCACACAGATCACGCTTGAGAAAAAATGTGTGCGTGTACGGCATTGTTCGGATTGTCTGAGCAGTTCTTGAGTGTGACACGTGTGCATCATCTGGCGGTAAAGATTGCGCTGCTACGCATCACAATTTGAATCTGGTCGCGTAAATATTGGAATAAACCGTGATTCAGCTTGGACGCCGGCAGCGCAAGATGGGTTCTCCACGGGGGACTGAATACATGGGTATCGGCGGCTCTCCTCTCAATACGGGCATGATCAACGTCCCAGTGCGGTCGACGATGAGCGAATCGAACGTATCCGCGCTTTTCGGAACGACGGGCGCGATCGATCGGTTCTTGCAGGAACACCGTGAGGAGCTGAAGGACGCGCTCCTCAAGACCGTTGCTCAGCTCGACGGCGAGGAGATCCCCAAGAAGCGTCGCGGGCGTAAACAAGGCTCGACGAACTGGAGTAAAGAACGCTTCTGGCGGCGGTACCGAATAGCTGCACGGGGCCTCAAGCGACCCTATGTGCGCACCCACCTGGCGGTGGGAATGAAGCTGACGTACGCCACGTTCGCTAAGTACCTCGCGCTCTGGGGGCCTCCGCAGGATGTTGCCGGCCCCGGCGATTGATTCAAATAAACCGTGCATCCGGGCCCTTGCGCCGGCTGCATACTGGCCCGCATGCGAGTCACGATCTATTTGTCGGACGCTGAGGGCCTTCGGCTGGAGCAGCTGGCGGACCAGGAGCACCGCACCGTCCGTCAGCAGGCGACGGTGCTGGTCCTGCAGGCACTCGGCTTGCTGACCCCGACCTCGACACAGCCGCGCGAGACCGTCGCGGCCTAGCTCGTGGCGACGAGCGATCCTGGCGCGAGCCTGCCCAAGATCTCCGATCCGACGAGGCGGTATTTCGCGTGGCGGGCCAAGCATCCGCACCAAGCCGAAGACGCTGGCCAGGCCTGGGCTGAGGCCTGGCGGCAGGCGTACTGGGCCGGCATTCGCGAGAACAGCCAGCTCGGCATGCATCTGCTCGAGGTCATGCAACGTGTCGAGGCGCTCGAGCAGCGCCTGCGCGACCTGCAGGCCAGCGACGACATCGAACGCGAGATGGAAGAGGGCAGCGCGTACTGGAAGAGCGAGGTGGACGCATGACTCAGGCGATCGAGACGTGCCGCTACTGCGGCCGCCAGGGTGGTGACGAATTCAGCTTCGGGCCGGACGATCCGGCGCCTGGCGTGTGTCCAACCTGCCTCGATGCGCGCATGTCGGCGCTGATGCTGGGTGCGGCACGGCGCGCCGCGTCCGGGATGGGACAGGAGGACCTCAAGACGTGGCTGCATGGCGAGATGGTCGAGCTGGGCCTCACGCCGGCGTGGGCGAAGCGCTTCACGCTGGCCGACGTGGCGGCCTTCGCCGCGGCGCAGCAAAGGACGCACCGCTGATGCCCGAGTGGGCGTGGCTCCTGGTGCTCTGGCTGGTCGCGAGCGTCTGCTTCGCGCTCGGCATTGCGAAGTGGTTCAGATGGCTGCGTGAGCCGGAGGAGTTCGAAACGCTCGGCGTGCGTTCAGGCGATGCGGAGGGAGGCGATGCCTGACCTGCTGCGCCGTGGTCTGGCCTTCCCTGCTACGCGCCGCATGGCGGTGCGTGTGGTACCGCAGAAGGTGCTCACGCGCGCCCAGGTCCTGCTCGTCGAGTCGATCGTCGGCGAGGACGAGTGGACGCGCTGGGTCAAGTCGCGCGCCAAGCTCTGGGGCTGGCACGGCGTCCACCTGCGGGACAGCGAGGGCGTCATGGAAAGCGTGCACCTCACGCGTTTGGACGGTTTCTCGGAAGCGCTCGGCCAGCCCGACTGGCGCTTCTGGTCCGAGGAATTTGGCGAGTCGTTCGACGCCGAGCTCAAGGGCAAGTTCGGCACGCTGAGCAAGTTTCAAAAACGCACGATTCCGTCGATGCGCCGCGGCGGCATTCAGGTGTTCACCTGGTGGCCGAAGGACTGGCGCACCGTCGAGCACGTCTTTCGACATGGATTGGAGGGGTTGAGCTAGTGCGCGTGACTCGCGTCAGCATCTCGCTCGAAAAGCGCGCCAACGATGGCGACTACGGCTCAGAGAAGTCCGAGGTCGAGATCTTTGCCGACCTCGAGCCCGGCGACGAGCCGCACACGGTCCTGGACTGGATGATGGCGACCGCGCGCATGCAGGTCGAGCATGACCTGCTGCAGTCGCCCAACCTGAAGGTGCGCCAGGCCATGATCCGCAAGGTGCGCCGCTGCAACCACTGCAACGAGCTGCTCGCCGACGATGAGACGGGCTACCTGCACACGGCGTGCAAGCTCGAGCAGGATGCCGAGCGCGAGGCCCGCTACCAGGAGGCCAAGCGCCATAACGAGGAGCAGGAACGTCAGGAGGATGAGCGCGACCTCGTGACCGCTCGGGATGGCGACGACGACGAGGACCTGCCGCTGTGAGCTGGACGAAGCTGCAACAGCAGGCGATGGCGCAGCCCTCCGCGCGTGCCAACCAGGTGCAGGGCGAGCACTTCGAAGACTACGTCAGTCCGACGAATGAGGACGCCAGGCTCGGCCTGACGGTCAACCGTTGAAACGACGCCTTTGGCGGCGAGCCGGTCTGGCTCGCATCAGTCTCGCTGCGCAATCGCCGCGGCGAGGTGATCTCGTCCAACACGTGGACCCCGCGGCAGATGCGGCACGCCAGGCGGTTGCTCGACCAGGTCCTCGATGGCGCTGGCAACCCGAGTCGCGAGCGCGTCTTTCGGATGTGCATCACGCTGTGCATGCACCGCGCGGTGCGCGAGGACGAGCTCGCCCAGATCCCCGAGTGGTGGCACCAGGCGGATGCGGTCGACATCGCCGGCGGGCCGCTCGAGGTCCTGGAGTCGTGTGGCGTGCCCGACATTCCGAGCGCGATGCCCTGCTACTCGCCGGGGCGACGAACATTCGACCGCAATCGTCCCGATCTGTGGATCCCCGTCGACTGTGGTGTGTGCCCGCCGTGTATGGCGCGCAAGGCCGTGCGGACGCGCGGGCCGCTGACCGCCAACGTCGAGTTCGACGACCAGCGCCCGCTCTCGGTGATCTGATGCCGCTCTTCCACGTCATGTTCGACGGCAAGCCCGAGGTGATGTGCCACGTCTGTCCTACGCACAAAGCCATCGCCGACTCGTTTGCTTGCGACGACGAGAAGGGCACTGACGGCGGCTGCGCGCATGTCCAGTACTGCGTGTGTGACTGCGATGAACCGGAGGAGTGCCTCGGCCATCACCCAATCCGGAGCGTGGCCTGATGGCGCGCGCGATGGCGTTCGCTGGCGGTCTGGTGTGCGGCATTGCCCTGTGCGCCGCCGTGGCGAGCACCCACGCCGACGACGTCAGCGCCGAGGTGTTGTCTGCGGCCGCCGCGGCCCACGTGGACCCCGTCGACCTGGCCGGCGCGGTCAATTCCACCGGAGTGGACCCGTACAGCTACTTGCGGGGTACGGGCGAGCTGCCACCACTTCCCGCTGGCCGGACTTCGGTCGCCTCTACGGTCAGCGGGCGAGTGGCGTGCATCATCCAGTACGAAAGCCGCGGCGATGCGCATGCTGTGAATCCGCGGTCCGGCGCGGCGGGGTTGGGCCAATTCTTGGCCTCTACCTGGAGGTCCACACCCCAGGGCCGCGCCGGACTGTCGGTGTTCAACGCGGACGCGAACCGCGCCGCCGTGCAGTACATGCTTGACGCCGGGCGCGCCCGCGAGTTCGCTGTCGTCGCGGCAGGGCTCTGCTGATGACTGAGCGCTGCCCAATCGCCATCAGCATGGGCTGGTATCCGGAGCGGTCGACGCCGCCTGCTGAGACGCGAGGTCTGCACACGCGGTGCATGCTCGAGGCCGACGGGCACCAGGAGCACCAGGGCAAGGGCTTGTCCCAGTTCGATTACCAGCGCTGGCACTGGTTCACCGGCGATCGCCGCTGCTATGAGACCGACCGCACCGACGACGCGGCGTGGGAGCTTTCCTGATGCGCTACTGGTTGGATACCGAATTCATTGAGGACGGCCGCACGATTGACCTCCTCAGCATCGGCATCGTCGCGGAGGACGGTCGCGAGTTCTACGCCGAGAACACGGAGGCCGACCTGGGCAAGGCCAACGACTGGGTGCGTGAACACGTCCTGCCCCAGCTCGGGCGTCCCGCATTGACCTCGCACTTCGGAGGTCGCGTGTCGCGAGCTGAGCTCCGCCTTGATGTGGAGGAGTTCTGCGACCCCAGCCGCTTCGGCAAGCCTGAATTCTGGGGCTTCTATGCCGACTACGACTGGGTTGTGCTGTGCCAGCTGTTCGGCGCCATGGTCGACCTGCCGAAGGGCTGGCCGATGTACTGCCGCGACCTGAAACAGTGGGCGGACGAGCTCGGCAACCCGGCGCTGCCAGAACAGGGCAAAGGCGAGCACCACGCGCTCGCCGACGCCAAGTGGAACCGCCAGGCGTGGGAGTTCCTGGCCCAGTACAGCAAGGCATACGCCCAGGGATTCGTCCCGTGACCGAGATCGTCTGGCGCCTCGAAGTGGACGATGCCGAGGCGCTCGCGAAGTTCCTCGCTGAAGCCCTCGACAACCTCTACCTCGAGGGAAGCGAGCTCGAGGCGCAACTGACGCGCTGGTTAGCCGAGCTCCAGGAGCTGCGCACCCAGCGCGCACGCTACGACGCGCTACTCCAACCAAGCATGGAGGTCTTGCTGACATGACCCGAGCTCTTGAACAACGCCGACCGCTGGATAAAACCTCGGGCATCCGTCAGTTTGGCGATCTGCCGCCGGCCACCTCGAGCATGGATCTCAACCGTGCGCTGGAGCTGGCGGGCGTCGACGAAACGGAACTGGTGTTGCTTGCGTCAACCACGTTCAAAGAGTGCTCGTCAATGGAGGAGCTCGTCACGTTGATCGCCGGGGTGCGTCGGCGTGGGCTCGACGCGCTCCTCAAGCAGGTCTATTACGAGCGTTTTGGGGGCGAGAGCAGCGGTCCATCCCTGCACATCGGAATCGACGGGCTGCGCACCATCGCCGTCAAGACCGGACGCTACGTCGGCGCGGGTGAGCCACGCTTTTCTGACGTCTACGACATGCGCGTCGACGATCGCGGCGCGACCAAGCCGGTACCCGCGAAGTGCGTGGTCACGGTGTTTGCCAACAATGGCGGTCGCGTGGGCGCGTTCGAGGGCGTGGCGTTCATGGACGAGTGCTACCCGGGCGTCGGACCCCGCGGTCGGATGTGGCGCGCTCGGCCGCGCAGCATGCTTTCCATAGCCGCCGAACGACAGGCGTTGCGGCGTGCGTTCCCGTCCGAGACGGGTGGGCTCGCGGACGTCGACGAGGGCGAGCAGCCGACGGGCCCGGTCGTGGTCGAGCGCGCGTCAGCAGCCCAGACCATGGCCCAGGCGGACGAGTACACGCGCATGCTCGGTGAGAGCGTCTACGCGGTCGACACCCGCACCGGCGAGGTGGTCCAGGACCCGCGCGCCGCGGCGATCGTCGAGCAGGCGCACGCCGCGGCCCAGGCGCGCGACGAGACAGTGGCGCAGCTCAGTCGTGCGCAACTGCGGGAGCGCTGGGGACTGCTGACGGGGAAGGCGCGTGACCTGGGCGTCGAGTACGAGCCCATCAGCCAGTCGGTGAGTGACACAGACGCACTCGCTGCGGTCGAGGACCTCGAGCGGCGCGTGCGCCAGGCGGAAGAGGGCATCGTCGCCTCGTGAGCCGTTGGTGGCTGGTGGAGTTGTACGACGACCTGGAGCATTTGCCGTTGACGGCGACGACCGCGCCCACGGATCGCTTCGGCGTGTGGAACGGCGTGCGCAGCGTCAATGGTGTCAAGCAACTCACCGACATGGAGGTGGTGAGCTTCGAGACGCTCGAGGAGCTCATGCGCGACAGCGACCCGGACCTGATCCGTTTGTGGAGAAAACAGAGGGCCGAGCGTGCCAAAGCCGCCAGCACTTGAGGGAGAGACGCAGCGCGAATATGCGTGGAGGGTGTACCCCGACGACGCGCGCGAGCTGCTGCTGCCGGTGGCGGCCCGCACTGCTGTATGCGCCCAGCCCATGTGCAAGGCCCCGATCTGGTGGGGCTACACGCGTGCCAACAACCGGCGGTGTCCATTCGATATCAAGCCCGACGGCACCAGGACCGGCACGAGCCACTGGCGGACGTGCAGAGACAGACCGAGAAAGGACTCCAACTGATGCAATTCAAAGCTCGGCTCGCCGCGGTGCGCGGAACGCCCTCACGCGCGGACGATGTGCGCACCGTCGTGCGGCTCAATCTGGAGGCGCATGACGTTCCCACGGACTGGCTCTTCAGCCAGCTGGGCGAGGACCTGGTCGTCAATTTGTCGGAGGCCACCGCCTCGATGGGCCCGTTGTTCGAAGCGGAGGACACCGAGGACCGATCGAACGGCCACTTAGCCGATGAGGTGGACGCCGACCTGGAGGAACCGGTGGCTATCCCGTCGAATGGGCGCCGTCGCCACGGCACACGCTCGAGCGAGCACGTCTAGCTGACGGGTGGCGTTCGACTGGATCGAGTCGCACCGCGGGCTGCGAGATCATCCCAAGACGGTCGCGCTCGCCGCGGCGTGGAGTGACCGCAAGCCATGCGTGCTCGGCCACCTGCACGAGTTGTGGTGGTGGACGTTGGAGTACGCGCCGGACGGCGTCATCCGCTCGGCGTTCTTTCCGCAGGTGGTGACCGCGTGCGAGTGGCATGGTCGGCCCCAGAAGTTCTGGAGTGGACTGGTTGAGGCTGGCTTTCTGGAAGTCCTGGCCGGAGTGGACGGTTACCTGGTGCACGACTGGGACGAGTACGCCGTGCGACGGATCCAACGCTACGAAAAAGAGAACCAGCGCAAGGAGGAGTGGCGGAAGAAAACCGGACGCGCCGGCCGGACGGAAGACGATGCGCCGGCCGGACGTCCGGAAGGGCCGCCCGGACGCGCCGGCGGCGCATCCCCTACGCGCGCACGCCACCAACCGGACCTACCGACAGGACGCGAAGCGTCCTTACCGGACCAACCCCAAACCCCTTTGCCGCCGGACGTCGCGGATGGCCTGGACGCGGACGCTCAAGGGGCTCCGCCCACCGCGTCCGCTCCGAACATCCCGCCGCAGTGGGAGGAGATCGCCCCGGGGCAGCACCGCGGCACCCCCAACGGCCAGGGCGAAGTGAGTCTGCTCACGGCCCGTTGCCCACGCTGCGAACGCTCAATGCCCGTCGCCGAGGTCGAAAATCACGACTGCCAGCTCGTCGTCGGCGAGCCCGTGCAGACGCCTCCGGCGCGCCGCCGCGGAGGCCGTGGTTTGCATCGCGTTTTCGAGGCCTCCGACACCGTGCCGCCGGAGGTGCGCGCCGAGCTCGAGCGGATGGAGCGTGAGCGTCCGACACCCGAGCAAATCGCCGCCGAGGTCGCACGCATCGGTCAGCAACCGCGATGACCACCACCCTCAGCGCCGACTGGTACCTTGCGGCCCGCGAACGCTGCCACGCGCTGGCCGTGGAGCTCGTCCGACTGGATCGGCTCGCTTCAATCTTCGAGTCCGAGGGCCAATATGTGCGTGCCGACCGTGTGCGGTTCGATCGCGAAAGTGTGCGCGAAGATCGCTCGAAGTTGCTGCGCGAAGTGTGGCGCCGTCGGCGCGTTCTGGCGCCCAGCCGGGTCCACGTTCTGGCGCCCAGCCGGGCGCCCAGCCGGGTCCATGCCTAATGCCGCGTGGCGTACCACACTCGCCCGAGCTGCGCGCCCAGGCCGTCGCCGCGGTCATTGCCGGGGCGACCGTTGCTCAGGTGGCGCAACGTTTCGGACTCCGCAAGCAGACCGTCTCCGAGTGGCTCCAATCCGAAGAGATTCGGACGGTTCGGACAACGCGCGAGCGCAGTCCCGAAGTGCTGGAGGCCATGATCTTTGACCTCGTCGCCGAGCACATCACGACGATTCGCGCTCAGCTTCAAGCGACCGCCTCCGCTGCCTACGTTCAGGGGCAATCCGCCGGAGACCTTGCCGCGCTACTGGGGACCGAGCGGGACACGCTCATTCGACTTCTCGCAGGATTCCGCCCCGTCGCCGACACAGAGCAGTCCGAGCTCGCTGGACCTGCCGACGCCGCACCCGGCGCAGCAGACGATGATCCGTGAGGCCAAGCGCTTCAACGTCGCGGCCTGCGGACGCCAGATCGGCAAGACCACCCTCGGCATCGACCGCCTCGCCCGCGCCGCGGCCGACGGACGGCCCACCGCCTGGTTCGCGCCGACGTACAAGTACCTCGAGCAGGTGTGGCGCGCGCTGCGCCTGGCGCTCGAGCCGGTGACCACCGGCAAATCCGAGCAGCAGCACCACCTCGACCTGCGCGGCGGCGGCAGCGTCGACTGCTGGTCGCTCGACGACGAGGACGCCGGCCGCGGTCGGCGCTACGGGCTGATCGTCGTCGACGAGGCGGCCATGGTGCGCAACCTGGAGGACGTGTGGCAGGCCAGCCTGCGGCCGACGCTGAGCGTGCTCGAGGGCGGCGCGTGGTTTTTGTCCACGCCCAAGGGGCTGAACTTCTTCCACCGCCTGTACCAGCTCGGCCAGGACGACCTCGAGCCTGAGTGGCGCTCGTGGCAGATGCCGTCGTCGGCGTCGCCATACATCAAGCCCGAGGAGCTGGAGGCCGCGCGCCGCGCCATGCCCGAGCGCGTGTACGCCCAGGAATTCCTGGCCCAGTTCCTGGAGGTCGAGGGCTCGGGCGTGTTTCGCGGTGTGCAGGCCGCGGCGCGCCTCGAGCCGTCACCCCCGCAGCGTGGGCATACGTACGTCATCGGCTGCGACTGGGCCCGCTCGAACGACTTCACCGTCTTCAGCGTCGTCGACGCCAGTACCTACGAGCAGGTCGCCATGGACCGCTTCACCCAGATCGACTTCGAGTTCCAGACCGAGCGCTTGCACCGCTGGGCCGACCTGTACAAGCCGCGCGTCATCCTGGCCGAGGCCAACGCGCTGGGCCAGCCGCTCGTTGAGCGCCTGCAGCAGGGCTATGGGCGCCTGTACGGCGACAGTCGGCGGCCGCTGCCGATCCAGGCGTGGTGGTCGACCAACGCGACGAAGGCCGCGGTGGTCCAGAGTTTGAGCGTGGCGATCGAGGACGGCAGCCTGAGCCTGCTCGACGACGCGGTGCAGACCAGCGAGCTGCAGGCCTACGAGGTCGAACGGTTACCCAGCGGCATGCTGCGGTACGGCGCGCCGTCGGGACAGCACGACGACACGGTGATGGCCCTGGCGCTGGCCTGGGCCGCGGCCGCGCTCGACACGCGGACCTATCGAACGGACTACGCGTTCAGTCGGTAGTCTTCGGCGTGTCGCTGCTCGGGCTCTTGCTGCTAGCGCTGGTCGTCTTCGGTGGCGCGGGCGACGTGCCGCGCTCCGTCTCAGCGTGACCCTGGTAGGTGCCGCCCATCTTCTGCGCCTGGACGATGCGCTCCTGCTCGAGCGCCTCGCGGTCAGCCTGGGACTCCTCAGCGGTCCGCGGCACGCCGGCGATACGGGCCATGGCGTCTTCCGGCGTCTGCGTTCGCTTGTTCGGCTGGTTGTCCGGTGCGGTGGTCATGCCTGAGCCTGTGCACGATGCGCACCACCGTTATCGGGACCTGATCAGGCGAGGTGAGGTGAGGGCGAGCAGCGCGCCAAACCCGAGAAAGAGTGCGCCGATTACGTAGTCGTGGGTGGTGAAGAACACGCCTCCGCCGAACCCGAGCAGCATGAAGACCGCGGCGACGACGAGGCGGTAGACGGGTTCGTTAGTCTGTGGCTGCATGGCGAAGACGTTCCTTCGTTGTGCGAGGTGGCCCGGTCCTGTGCCAACTCGGGCCGGGCTGCCGACTATACGCAACCCGACGTCATGCGCGGTGTGACTTCACGGTCACGTGAGTTGACGGTCACGTTACACTGGGCGCGTCGTGGCTGACGACCCACCGAGCTCGTCCTATCTGAGCGAGCTCCAGGCGGAAATGTACGATCGCTACCGGCGCGACGACGTGCAGATCGACACGTACCGCGCCCAGCGCGAGATGCGCGTCCCGGCGATGATGGGTGCCGACGACAAGTACACCCTGGTCAACGTGGATCCGCGCGACCCGGACGTCTCCGAAGAGGCGTTCCAGCAGACGGCGATGCTGACGCTCAACCGTCCAAAGCTGCACCTGGACGGCGGCGAGTCCGACACGGCGCAGACCGCGGCGAGCCAGCGCGAGCACTGGACTGAGGAGACGTTGTGGAGCACCGGCGCGCGCACGCCGGGC